CGCCTGCACGACCTGTTCTTTCTGTGGCTCTGGGCATTACTCTATACTTTCAATTAATTTTCTTATTGATTTATTAAGTCTTTTATATCTAACTTCAGCAAATCTTTCAGGATCTTCTGCTTGTGCAAAATCAAGAGTTTCAGCTCTAATTTGTTTTAATGCTTCTCGAAGAATTATTTCTCTTGCAGGATTATTTAATTTTTCATAATTAGGATTTGCTACCAATGTAGATATAACATTTTCTACTACTGGTCCCATATATTTTGCCAAGATTTGATCTGCTATTCTATCTCCAGAGTAAGGCAATATATCTCTACGTTTAAATCCTAATCTATCAAATTCTTTTTCTGCTAAATTTTTTGGCTCTCTTACAGTTATACCTGTTAATTGTCTTGCTAGTGGGCCAGGTACTTCTATTTCTGTTCCAGGAATTCTAACTGTTTCTGGTCTACCAGGTGCATCAGCTCTTGTAGGAGATTCTACCTCTGGGAATTGTTCCCTAACAAAAGGAACACTACGAAGTAACTCATTTGTAATATCAGGAATAATTTCTCCAGTTGGAACTGTTGTTCTAAATTCTTGGTCTTGATCTACAAAGTCGTTAAACATTCTTAAAGGCGTTAGATAACCTCCTAAAACATCAGAAGCAAAATCAGAAATATATCTATTTATTTTTGGTTTATTATCAAGACCCTCTAAATCATCTATTAAATTATTTACAAAACCTAAAAATGCACCAGTTCTAAATTGTGCGCCTGATAAACCTTGCATAATATCTGTTGCTTCTGGCAAAGGCCTGTCTTGTTCTAGTCTTAAAACTATATCAGCAACTAATAAATATGGAGTTAAAGGAAAGTATGGTCGCATATCTATTGTAGTGCCATCGTTTCCTTTCATTTCATACCATTTTTCACCGCCATAGCCTTTACGTTTGGCCTCTATTGCTCCCATTAAAACAGCAGAACCAATAATTGATTTACTAAAAATTCCCATATCTCCTTCAGCAACTTTTGCTCTTTCTTTCCTTGTAGCCAAAGCAAGTGGGCCAAAAGGACTGTATTGGAATTGAAATTTCATAGCATTAGACATAAATCTTGCAAAAGGCACAACACCAGTAGTAATGAAAGGTATGTAGTTAGCAAGATCAACAAAAGCTTTCCCTAATTTACTATCAGGAGTTTTTGCGTAAGTAAATTCAAGTGCATCATCTACTGCTTTTTCTACATCAGCTTTTGATATGACATTACCATTATTGGTTTCAATAACTTCTTTTAAAGAAATTCCTTTTTTATTCAAAGTTTTTTCTAAAGAAGCAGCAAACATTCCTCGTCTGTAATAAAATTCTTGCATCCTGTTTAAAAAGTTTAAACCATCAACAACTTTTTGCGCTCCCCTAAAAGTTTTGCTTTGCGAAGCATCTGCTACTTCAGAAGCATAATTATTAAAAAGCCTATCTTTTTCATTTACAAAATACTTTGTTGCAAACTCTGTGGCTTCTTTAGCAAATTTTTTATCGCTAGTTAAATTTAATAAAAGATCAAAAGAATCTGTGTAGTCTATTGGTTTTTCATCAACACCAAATAATCTACGCATAGGATTAAAGGTTGCATTTAAAGCGTTATCCATTGTTTTTGATAAAGTGTGCATACCTACTCTGCCTATTTGTGCAGTAAAGTTACGCATTGATGTTGCTATTTGACTGACTAATAAACCACGTCTTATGTTATCTAATTTATAAGCAGTATCTTTAAACGCTCTAAGCAATCCTGAAGTCATGCCTTCTTTAGGTTCAATGTTAAATAATTCTTCACCAACATTTTTTAAAGATGCTTTTGCTACACTAAACTGAGCTAATCTTCGACCAGCATCAGAAGCACCTAATCTAAATAATTGTGCAAACTGATTTTCATTTATATTGTTTCTTTTTAAAATATCAACAAAAACTTCTTTATATCTAGGCACATTAGGAATCATTTGTATAACGTCAAAAAGTTGATCTGATATTTTTATGTTGGGATTTCTTGGAATTTGCAAGGTATCTAAAATATCTATTCCTATATCAATAGCTTGTTGATTTAGTTCTAAATCAAAATCTGCTTGAAAATCTTCTTTAACCGCATTTACTTCATCTCTTATGTCCTCTGCTAATTCTCTATTAAAAACATTTATTTTTGGATTTAATTGTTTTCTAGCTTGTTCAAAAGTAGTTTCAGTATCAATTATTGAAGGTTTGGCTTCTTCTACTGCTAGTTTTTCTTGAAATTTTTTAGATGCCCTTCTTGCTCCCCAACTACCTATTGTTCCGCCAAATGCGCTTCCAACACCAGCACCTATAGTTGCAGAAGTTGCAGTTTGTCCAAAATCCCAACCATCTTGTTGTCCAGCAGTTATTCTGGCATATTGCCTACCAGCATTATCAGCAGTTGCATACAAACTTCCTTCTATTGCGCCAACTTTAGAACCTTGTTTTAAACCAGCCTTAGTTGCTTCTTTTATACCTGTTTTAATTCCTAGTTTTACTGCTTGTGCGCCTGCTGTTCCTGCACCAAAAGTTCCAATACCAACATAAGTGCTAGGATCAAGAATTAAACCACCTAATGCTCTGCCAAATCCTGCAAAACTAGCTTCTTTAGCATCGTACATATCCATTAATTTTACAAAATCTTTTTTTTGTTGGTCGGTTGCATAAGTTAATTGTGTTGCTTCGTAAGCCATTTTAGGCAGGTTATAATTAAAAAACCCCATGTAACTTAAACCATAGTTAGCGTATTCCAAATCAGAACCTAAACCAATAGCATCAGGCCCTTCATTGAATTCATATACAGACTTAGAAGCTGCTATCCAATCAGGATTGCTAACAATGTTTTTTTCGGTAAGTGTGTTTTCTTGCTTAGATATTAAATCTAAAAAATCTTGCTTGGTTGGTTGTGTTTCAGACTTAATACTGTACGTTTGTCCATCTTTGGTATAGGTGTATGTTGTCATTTATCATCTATAAAAAAATTATTCATTATATGCGTTTGTCAAATCTACAACATTATTATTGCCAAACTGATTTTCAAGATATTCTTGCAGAAGATTAAATGACTCGCTTTTCTCAATAGAATCTTTGTAAATTCCATATTTAGCTGGTTGTTCTTTTTCTAATCTGGCAACTCTTTCTTCAAAACTTCCCTCATAATCTTGTAAGGTTTTTAAAACATCTAATTCCATAAGTTTTAATTGTTCTGAAGCACTTGGTGGTTTTCTTTCTCTAAATTGTTCTGCTGCATAAACTTGTGGAAACATTTGAGCTAAGATTCTCATATTAGGTGGCAAATCTGCACCTAAAGATTTAATAAGTTCTTCTTGTTCAAGAGCTTTTTGTCTTTGTCTATCAACTTCTGCTTGTTGTCTCATAGCTTGCGCCCTTTGCATAGCACGACCAGCAACATCTCTACCAGCAAAAGCATCGCTTAAAGCAGATAACATATATCCAATTTTTTGATTTCTGTTCATGCCATTTGCGCTTGCGGTTATGTTTGCGTTTGCGTTTGGTTGTTGATAGTTTTCTTTATTAATAGTAAAAGGCTGTTGTTGATTGCCAAGCAAGTTAAAAGCAGTTGGATTATTAGGATCAAATATACTAGCCATGATTAAATACCCGAAAACATACTAAAAGATGTTGGAGAAGTTGAAAAAGCACCGCCAGTTCCAGAAGGAGTGGCAAAAGAAGTGCCAACACTACCACCAGATGCACCACCACCACCACCGCCTGCTAAACCACCTGTAAAAGCAGCAGCAGCTAAACCTGCACCAGTAGCTAAAATATCACCCAAGCCAGTTTCTTTTTGCGTTCTTTGTCCAATAACCGCAGGAGATATTTGCCCTGAAGCTGCTTGTAAAAGTCCTAATTGATAAGCAGGGAAGCCAAGTTCTCTTTCAAACTCAGCTCGTTGTGCTTGTAATCTAGCTTGGTCTAATACTTGTTGTTGTCCACCAATACCAGATAATAAACCAAGCGTACGATATTGTTCGCCTAACTCACCGCCTAATAAACCAGCTTGTTGTTGTCTAGCTCTTAATTCTAAGTTTGCTTGATTCATTGTTGCTTGTTGCCTACGAGCTGCATCTCTTTCAGCCATATTTAGTGCTTGACCAAAACCTGCTGAACGTAAGCCAGCGATTGTTTGCGCTGCTTCTTCAGCAAATGGTCTAGTAGCTTCTGACTCTATTAGAGCAGAACGACTACCACCAAATGCACCAGCTTTTATTGCTCTGGATTGCGCTCTTTGTTGTTCCATGTCTTGTCGTCTTTGAATATCTGCTAATGCAGGCTCTAAGACTTGTTCTGTGTAAGGATCTTGATAGCGAGCTATGTCGGTATCTAGTAAAGATGCAGCTTGCACAGTAGGTGTACCTTGTCTTGCCAAAGCAGCTAAGTTACTTCTAGGATCAAGATCCATAGCTTGACCGAATAATCCTCTAGTTGCTTGCATAGCTTGCATTTGGTCTGGTGTAAAACCAGCAACCATTTCGCCTGTGTATGGCTGAAAAGGTATATCAGCAGCTTCTAATCCTCTAGTAGATGCTTCCGTATAAAGATCTTTTAGATAATCAGGTACTTCTGCTGTTGTTGTTGTTGCGCCTTTACTCATAATTCTTTTCTAATCATATACTCTCGTTCAAAGCCGAGATGTTCAATCTTACGAAGCCAACCTTTACGACCACCACCATATAATCTTTTTATACCAATGGCTTTAGCAAAAGTTTCAATAGAAGCTAAGATTGCTTCTAGTTCTTCGTATTTGCCACCACAAAATAATAAATTCATTACTTTGTGCTGTGGATAAGTAACAATCTCAGTTATAAAAGCTGATTCCTTACCTGGCCACAGATGGAAAAATCCATGTCTTATTTTATCTTCTATGTCGTCTATTGTATAGGAATCTTGATGTTTTAGAGCAGGCTCAATAAATTGCTTGCAATAATCCCATTGTAGTTCCCAATCTTCTTTTTTAATCACCCTTTGCATATTCAATAATACTAATAACCAAATCTATATTTGCATGATTAACTTGCGCTTTGACAATCTCGCCTTGCGTTAAAATAAGACCTGCATTGACTACTAATTCTTCTGTGCCATGTGCAGCTATATTATGTTGTTTAAATATAAAAAACTCGTTAGAGCTGGTATCAGTTATTGATATGTCTAAATTGGTTTGTTGGTTGCCATGATCGCAAGCAAATATGCCTTCTATTACAGCAAAGGTAAAATCATCACCGCTTGGTGCAGTATAAATAGTTTGCTGTGTAGTTGCTGCAAAAGAGTGTTTTACGTTTGTTGCTCTTTGAATATATTGCGGTTTAGCATCAAAGTCCATTATCTACGACCTCTAGGTTGCACATCCAATCTAATCTTGCCAACTTGAAAGTCTTGCGTGACATCGCCTTCTATTTTCATCTGCACTTGTCTAGCAGAAAATCTAGCATCGGTATAACCATCAGCATTGAAAGAAAAACTACCAAAGTCTGTTTCTGTACCTAATGGTGTAAAACGACCAGTAAAACTTAAAGTTATCGCTGGTAAAGTTGTAGTTTCTTCATCAGGTAAGATTTGATTTACTTGTGCAACACGATCCCCATTACCTATTTCCAATGGGCCTGTTTGACAAAAAGGTTTTCTTGTACCCAATCCAGGTGAATTAAATAAAGCTCTTTTGTCGTGTTCATAAACAAAGCCACTAGAATCGCAAGCTATCGGATTGTTAAAGACACCTTGATCTATCCAACAACCTCTATCTAATGAACCAATAGACCAAACATTGTCCAAATAGTTCCAAATAATATATTTGTTTGGCGTTAGTTGATCTACATCTCCTACTGGGAAAAACCACCAGATTTCGTTGTAGTCAATGTTGTGTGCGCCAAAGGTAGCTTGTTGAGTGTTTTGTTGTAAGTTGTCAAAGATAAAATCATGGACATCTGATTTAAGTTCTCTAACTCTACCATCATAAGTAAAGAAAGAGTTTTCACTTATCCACGATAAGAAGCCACCAGAAGATATGATTGATCTTGGACTGATTGCTTTACAATTTACTCCAGCATCTTGTATGCCATAAACAAACGGACTACCTGTGTAGTACAGCTTGTTTATACCAACATCGGTAAAAATAATAATATCGTTACCAAACTTGACTGCGTAATTTGCTTGACCGCCTGTAGCTATTTGTAAATCACCAGCAGTATTTCTAGCAGAAGATGTCCAAGTAGTATTATCTTCTCTATCAGACCAAGCTATCTTTCGAGGATCACCACCAGAACCTATAGCTATCAAATGTCTTTCATTACTGACAATAACTGCTTGACACCCAGTAGGTGCGTTGGTTACTGCAGTAGCTATCGTATCTGGACTGCCACTACCAGCATCAGGTCGCCATTGATATATCTTGCCATCGCCTGCAAAACAAAATATTAAGTGTTCACCCCAGTTAGCAAACGAAAAACTTTTGGTATCAAAGTTTATTCCAGAGGTACTTCTAGCATCTCCCCAATCTTCTACACCATAATGAAAAGCACCATAACCAGTTGAAGTGATAACATCGTCACCAACAAAACCAGAAGGGGTAATGTCATACCAGTTGTTGTTATAAAAAACATTTACGCCAGCTCTAGTACCAATAGCTAAGACTTCTTCACCACTATTGGTTTTATAAGAATACATACCTATTGGAACTGCTGGTTGAATAACTCTTGATGCAGCAGAGGTTGCAGCAGATGTACCAGTACCAGTTGTAGCGACAGTAAATGTCGTGGTTGAAGGCACAGTTGCTACTGTAAAAGTTGTGTTGATTTGATTGGCAGTAATACCACCTGTAGCTGCAAAATCTTCTAAGACAATCGTATCGCCAACTAATAAACTGTGTGTGACTGTTGTAGTAACAGTTATGTTGGCACTTGATGAAGCAGTTGTTACTGTGCCAGTAAAAAATGTACCAACTGGATTTTGTCTAAAAAATGTCCAACCACCTAAAGGTTTTAAATAACCATTTTCAAAGCGTACTAAGTCGCCATCAACAAAACGACCTTTGTTGGCATAGTCTGTACCATTTTTTATTATTCCTGCTGGGGGTGTTATTTGTACCAAAGGCATGGCTTTACCTAAAATTAAGCTGATCTTTTCCAAACATAAGCAACAATATAAGGTTGTAAATTGTTATGAGCTGAACCGCTACCTGTTGAGCTTGTTGTTTTGGTAAGACCACCAGACTGAACACTCATAGCAGGCGTTCCACCAAAAGCATCACCTTGAGCAGTAAAGTTAATAGTGTGTGTGTGTGCTGGTAATTCACTAACACTTAAAGTATGGGTTTTAGCACCGCCTGTTTCGTTTAAAGTATCAAATTCAGACTCAGAACTGTTTTGCCCTACTATTACTCTACCTTCTCCATACCTTACCCATGTTCCTATTCCTAAATAAGTTGCTGGATTTGCAGAGGTATTAGCATTTATATAAATTGATCCTATTGGATATATTAAATCAAAAATATTTGTACCATTAACCTGAAATTGTCCGCTTGTAGTATTAACGTGTGATGAAGCGGTTACAGTTGTTGCTGCAACTGTAGAAGCAGAACTAGCACCAATCGCTGTGCCATCTATTGCACCGCCATTAATATCTACTGTTGTTAGAGTAGAAGTTCCAGCACAAGTAATACTAGCTAATGTTGCTGTGCTAGAAGAACTAAGTGTAGTAAAAGCTCCTGTAGAAGCCGTGCTTGCACCAATCGTAGTGTTGTCAATCGCACCACCCTCACAATCAATCGTGCCATTTACATCTAATGTACCGCCAACTGTAAGAGTTTTGCCAGAGCCTACGTTAAGGCCTACTGACGTACCATCACCAGCAGAGTTAAAAATACCATCGACAGCATCAAGATCTGTATTAATCTTGCCACCCCAAGTATTTGTAGAAGCTCCTACCTCTGGTTTGGTTAAATTTAAATTAGTAGTAAATGTATCTGCCATAATCAGAAATTATATATTATTTTAGCCACCGATTGTTTTTGTTTGCACTACAGGATTTACCAATTCGTCAATCTGAGCATCAAGACCAGCTTTCATATTGGTAACTGCTTCTTCGCCCATAGCTGCTTCAACCCAACCTTGTACATCACTTGCAGTTAAATCTGCAAAAGCAGTAAAGTCTGATAAATCAGAAGTATCTAAAGTTTGTGTACCATATACTGAAGCAGTAGCAGGCATATCGTTACCTTCCATATCTTCAACAGTATTAGCATCATCTTCAGCATTTAGTCGCCAATGGACATTAAAGACAGTATCAGCGTTGCCATCTATTTCTTTAACATCTACAGTTTTGACATTCCATGTATAGTTAATTGCCATTTTTTACCTCGTTATATATTAAAAATTAACCACAATATAAAACACAAGATACTAATTTAACATTTGTATCTGAATTTCCTATTGTAACTTTACCTATTGTTTTACTTCTAATAATGTCATCATCTTGAACTTTAGCAGTTCCATCACCATTAGATTCTAATAAATCTCCACCAGCACAAGCACCTGTTACTAATACTGAGCCAATACCTACAGAAGCCACTATAGGTTTATTATCTTCTTCAGAATAGCTTGATAAAACTCCATAAACTCTTGCATCACCTACTGTATCACTAACTTTAATTTTAGCGTGATCGGTTCTTGTTTGTCCTTCTTTATTACCAGATAAATAAGTATCTAATTCATCTATTGTGCTACATACAGTTCCAATAGCAGTATTAGAAGCTATGCCTGATGATTCGTGTGTTCCTGAAAAACCATTATAAGAAACTAAAGCACCTGAAATACTTATATTACCTTCTGTTGTTGCGCCACTTCTAAACCTCATTATTTGCCCATCTGAAGTTATATTTAAATCAGTATGTCCATCACCTGTAGCAAATATACGACCATTAGGACTTAAAACAACGCCTAAATCAGAATTTTGAGTTGCTATATTTACATTGGTTGTACCAACCATTACATGTCCATCAGAAGCAATTCTCATTCTTTCTGAAAAGTTACCTGCTTCTGCTTTTGTAGAAAATGTTAAATCTGCTCCTGAGTCATCTCCTGCATTTGAGTCAGATGTGTTTGCTCTTGCGGAAATAGCAGCAACCAACATACCATCAGCGTCTAATCCATCATCGTCTGCATTGTTAGTATTTACATATCTTATACCGCCTATTTCGTTATTATTTGTAGATGTGTTTCTTGAAAGTATTAATGTTCCTGAACCTGACGCTGTTCCTGCTGCAACTTCTAAAAATTTGTTGTTTGTGCCTAATGTTCCTGAATTTATTGTAGAAGTGCCTATTCCAACATTTCCAGAAGAAGTAATTCTCATTCTTTCTGTACTATTTGTTTCAAAAGTAAGGTCAGAACTAGCTACGCCTATGCCGCCAACTACTGTGCTATCGTTCCTAAAATCTACGACAGTTCCGTCAGAAGAAAGTCTGTTAAAACTAGCTACTAAACTGCCGCTTCTTGTTGAGTAAAAAAAGCCTGAAGAACCTAAACCAATACCAGCATTATCATTATTATAGGATGTAGCACCAACCATAACATTCTCACTACTATCAATCGTAATAGCCGTAGCATTGCTGCTATCTACGATGCCAGGAGTGCTTGATAGTTCTACAGGTATTTTAGTTGTCATGCTTCTAATTCCTCTATTCTAGTTTTTAGATCATCTATAATTTCTTGTTGTTCTTGGATTGCTTTAATTAAAACAGGTGTTAATTTAAGATAATCTAAAGAGTAGTCTGATTGTTTTTCATCATCATTGGGTTCATGTTGCAACAACCAAGTGCTATTTTTTTCTATACCAACTTCTGTTAAAGACTTTTCTAAGTCTTGAGCTATCAAGCCATACATTTTTGGAGAATCTTTATCATCAACAATGTAGTTATATTCACTTGGTTTTAATTTGTTTATTAAATTCAAACCTAAATTTAAATCACTTATATCTCTTTTAAAGTTTTTATCAGAAGGCAAAGAATTAGCATTTGTGCTTACGCTTCCAACTAATGATGTATCTTTAAAAAATCTAAGTACTAAACCATCAGAGTTTTCTCTATTTAAATTTAAACATTCATCATTAGCTACAGTAATAAATGTTCGACCATTACTTAGAACTTCTAATCCAGCAGTACCGAAAGAATTGGCTGACTTACCTACTAACAAATTACCAGAAGAATCAATTCTCATTCTTTCTGAACTAGACGTAGCAAAAAGCATATTTGCAGATTCTCTTTGCCAAAATCCTGACGTTGTAGAATTAGAAAAAATAGTCATACCGTCAGAAGCTGTAGAACCTGTTGCACTATTTGTCATGTGTATTTGAACATCGCTAGTAGATGCTCTATGTACCTGTAGAGGTTCTCTAACTATACTTGAAACTCCGATACCAACATTACCGTCAGCATCAATTCTCATTCTTTCTGCTGTAGATGCATTAGCTGTTTTAGTTTCAAAAATTATTTCTGAGTTTAAAGTATTTGTAGTCTGGTCTGCACCTGCTGTAATTTTTAAATCATTTCCGCCTGTGCCTGTAGCTTCTACTCTATGTCTAACAGCACCACCATCTGTTCTAAATTCTATTAGTGCTGATTCTTCCCCACTATCATTATCACTATCGCCTTCTAAAATTAGTCTAGCTTCTCCTGTTGCTGAAACGTGTAAGCTACTTGCAGGACTTGTAGTACCAATACCAACTCGCTCTGATGAATCAATAGTAATAGCAGTAGCATCAGCATTATCGTCTATACCTTGAGAAGTAAAAGCACCGCCAACTGTTAAATCAGATGGCGTAGTCAATGCACCACTTAACTTAGCAGAAGTTACTGTGCTGTCTGAAGGTGTACCAATAGATACTTCTTCAGCGTTATAAACAGTAATTACTCTGCCATTAGCAGGTGCGGTAGCAAAAGTTAAAGTAGTGCCAGATACTGAATAAACATTTTGTGCTTGAAAGACACCATCAATAAACACCATTAAGTTGTTTTCTGAGCTTGGTGCTGCTGATAATGTAAAAGCTGTAGTAGAGCCATTACCTGCAAGAATATTTGTGCTAAATGAACCGCTACCACCACCGATAGCACCCCAAGCATTTGTATAACCTTCAAACTCACCTGTGGTTGAGTTGTATCTCAACATTCCAGCAGCAGGTGATCCATTCCTTTGTGCAGTAGTTCCAGCAGGTACTTTAATTGAATCAGTACCAGATAAAGTCATATTGGCAAATGTTGGACTGTCAGATGTTGCCACCGCTTGTCCAATAGAAACTGCTGTGCCTGATACCGATACGCCTGTACCAGCGGTAAGCGTTGTAATATTTGCCGAGCCATTGAAACTAACACCATTAATTGTTCTTGCAGTTTCTAAAGCTGTAGCGGTAGCTGCGTTGCCTGTAGTGCTTTGATTTAAAGTACCGACAGTCGCAGTTAAAGTACCACTAGCTAAATTCGTTAAAGTAACATTTCCAGAAAGATCACCACCCAATGTTATGACTGGTGACTTATTTATCGTAACTGCAGATGCTATATCTCCGCCATCAATATTTAGTGAAACTGCTGTTCCTGTTGCACTAAATATTGCATCAATCGTATCTAAATCAGTATTTAAAGAAATACCCCAAGTATCTTCGGCTGCGCCTATCTCTGGCTTTATAAGGGATAAATTCGTTGTTGTTGTGTCTGCCATATTATGCTACTTCTTGTTCGTCTAAATCTGTCCAGGTAGTTGTCGGATTTGTTTGGTTTGTCCAAGTATCACTTGCTACAGTTTGTTCTGTCCAAGTATCTGCTGCAACTATTTGGTCTGTCCATTTTAACCCACCAATAGAACTAAAACTAGAGATTGCTTCAATGGTAGCAGCACCAATATCTATTTGCGTACCTATGGAAGTAAAACCAGAAGTTGCCGCAATAGTTTGTGAAGCAGCAATAACTAGACGACCAGTAGAACTAAAGGCAGAAACGCCAGACATAGTTACTTTACCAGCATCAATTTGTGTACCTACAGAGCTAAACGCAGATACAGCTTGAACTGTTGCTGTACCTAAATCTATCTGTGTACCTATTGAACTAAAGCCACTTGTACCAGAAATGGTACTAGAGCCATCAACAACAAAAACTGAGGTTGCACTACCACCGCTAACGCCAGCTATTGTGGCTTCAGCTTGGTGTGCTAAGTCGTTATATTTGGATCTACTGTAGTAACCCTGATTATAGCCGATACTGGCCATGATATTACGCCAGCGTTATATCAAGATCTCCAGCATTGAATCTAAAAACATCCCCACTACTTACGACCTTTGAGGAATCTAAAGTAGAGTAAGCTAATAAATTACCACTTGAAGAAGCATCTAAAATACCAACAGCAACAACAGTTCCATAATCGGCTGTAGCTGTAGGATATTCAATAGCTGCTGTGTTACTTGCAGTTGTAGGGTTTGTACCAGAAACAGTAAATGCTCCTGTTTGTCTAGCGTAAGCTCCGCCAGAAACTTCTGTACCACCACCAGTATCAGATGGTGCTACTGTATATAAAGCCACATATAAAGTAGATGG